AAAACAATGTCAATAGAATAAGTAAATTATGAATCGTATAAGTAAACATATAACCTACAAAGAAGCCACAAGAAGTGTCACAGCTCTACGTTTAGGTATAGAAAATAAACCTGGTGAGTATGAGCTTCAGAATATGGAATTAATAGCAGAGAAAGTATTTGAACCTCTTAGAGAAGCTGTTGGAGGTGCAATTAAAATAAACTCATTTTATAGAAGTGAAGAACTTAATAAAGCTATTGGTGGAAGTAGTCGTTCACAACATTGTCAAGGCAGAGCTATTGATATCGATGATGTTTATGGCTACGTTTCTAACGCTTATATGTATTACTATATTAAAGATAACCTCGATTTTGACGTGCTTATTTGGGAGTTTGGTACAGATACTAACCCTGATTGGGTACACGTTAGTTATGTAGATGGTGATAGTAATAGAAAAAGATGTCTTCTTGCATATAAAGAAGATGGTAAGACTAAGTATAAAGATATAAGTAATGGGTAAAATATTAGCAAAACTATTTGGTGCAACAGGTTCTAACATAGCAGAAAAGATTTCTGGTATAATAGATAAACATACTTTTAGTAAAGTAGAGAAAGCTCAGTTTGAAAAAGAGATGGAAGAAATTTTTATAAAAGCAGAAGCTGATATACAAAAGAATGTTACAGAAAGATGGAAAACTGATATGAATAGTGACAGTTGGTTAAGTAAAAATGTTAGACCTTTAGTTCTTATATTTCTAGTTGTGTCTACAGTATTAATGGTGTTTATAGATGCAGGTGTTATATCGTTTGAAGTTAAAGCTAATTGGATAGATCTGCTACAACTAGTTCTTATAACTGTAATAGGAGCTTATTTTGGAGGTCGTAGTGCAGAGAAATTTAAAAAGTAATGGCAAAGCTAACCACAAGTAATTATCGTTCTTCTAAACGCACTAAAAGACCTGGAGTTCATTCTAAGAATGCTAGTAAGGGTCAAGTAAAATTCAAAAAGAAGTATAAGGGTCAAGGTAGATAAATATTTTTTTATATATTTGTTCTTGCTAATAGCTAAACTTGCACAACCTAATAAAGTTGGACGGTGCTTGGATCAGGTATTACTTTCTTTCTTTTTTACTAGGTTTTTTCTTTCTTTTTCTTTTTACTCTTTTTCTTTTTCTTTCTTTTTAAATAAAAATTATTATATTAGCCTATATGATAACATATATGATAGACAAAATAGTAAATTACAAAACGGTATCAACTAAAGAAAAGATAGATAGACTTTTAGAAATAGATGCAACTCAATACTGTAATCTTGGATGCGACTCCACAAAAGCAGAAATACAAGAAGCAAAGAAACAAAGCAGAGCTATATATAGAGCTATTAAACAACTAGATTCTAACACAGGTAAACTTCTTTTAGAACATATGGATAAATGAGAAAGGTATCTCGCAAATCACTTGTGAAGAAATTAGATGCAATATTCTCTGAATATATAAGACTTAGAAAAGCTAATAAGAAAGGTATAGTAACTTGCTATACTTGTGGCAAGAAAGCATATTGGAAAGGTGCAGGAATGCAAAATGGACATTTTATGTCAAGAAAATCATATTCTACAAGATGGGAGGAGCTTAACTGCCAGGTACAATGCTATTCGTGTAATGTGATGAGATATGGTGAACAATATAAGTATGGATTAGAACTACAAAGAGAATATGGTAAAGACTTACCAGAACAACTACTTATACAATCTAAGCAAATAAAAAAGTTCTCCAATATAGATTTAGAGGATATGATAAATAAATACAAAGAATTAGTAGATAAACGAAAAAAAGAATTATCTTTATAGTATTAATCTGTTTATTTCAGGTCTTAATAATTTTGTTTTGGAAGGGGGAATTAATTTTCCTCCTTTTTTTTTAAACATTTGTTTTATTAACATTTTTTAATTAACTTGCTAAAGTATTGCAACGAAGCAATATATTAAAAACAATTATATGACCTATAAAGATGATTTACAAAGAATCAGGAATTCCTTTAATTGGATATTTACTGAAGCTGACGAGTTAAGAAAAAAATTAAATGAACAGATTGAAAAAAATACTGTCTTAGAAAAGAAAATAGAAGAAAGAGATAGTGAAATTAATCAATTAAAAATTCAGATTGATAAACAAGAATTCATAAATGCTCAATTAGAAATTAACATAATAGACGAATATATAAAATAATAAAAATGAATTATACAGCACAAGTAAAAGAAATACACAAGACAGATAATGAACCTTTTGGTGATAATGGTATGTTAACTTATAAAATGAAAACTTCTAAACACGAAGGACTTTTATATACTCCTAAATTAAATATACAAAAAGGAGATGAAATCAATTATGATTATTATAAACAGAAAGATCAATATTATAAGTTTGCTAAAGTAAAAAAAGTAGCTATGTACAATAATTTTAAGAAAGATACTAGTACACAGCCTGTATCTAAACCTTTAGACACTCATAGTAGTATATTAAGACAAGTAGCTTTCAAAGGAGCTATAGAGCTTGCTTCTTCTGGCAAGATAAACATTCAAGAGATAGAAGAATTTACAAATACATTTAATCAAATTTTAAAATAATAAATATGGAAATTACAGGTAGAATTAAAAAGATCAATAGTACACAAACAAGAGGTGCTAATAACTTTAGAACTAGAAGTATGTGGATTGTTACTAATGACAAATATCCTCAAACATTACAGGTAGAGTTTACACAAGATAAAGTAAATCTATTAAACAGCTTTACAGAAGGTTCTTTTGTTAGAACAGCTATAAACCTAAGAGGTAGAGAGTGGGAGAATCCAAAGACAAATGAAGTAAAAGTATTTAATACTATTGAAGGATGGAAGTTAGAAGATGATGTAGAACAAGTAACTGCTTCACAACAAAGTCCTGATAGAAATGAGAAAGTTTATGAGAATAACAATCCTTTCTAAATGACTGCTGAAGAAAGAAAAAAGACCCCTGTTTATTCAGGGGTTTTAAATTATTTTCCTGATGCTATTTTAGAAGTGGCTAAAGTTTCTTATATTGGTAATCAACAACACCATCCTGATTTACCTTTGCATTGGGACAGAAACAAAAGTACAGATGAATTAGATGCTTTAAGTAGACACTTAATAGAAGCAGGTAAGATTGATAGTGATGGTGTAAGACATTCTGCTAAAGTAGCTTGGAGAGCTTTAGCTAACTTACAAAAAGAAATAGAAAACGATAATTAAGATGCTAATAAACTTTGACCAACAGATTGATAAACTAAAACAAATAAGGTCAGGTAAAATAGTAGAAGGTTTAGGATTAGGATTCCCAGAAATAGATGAATACTTTAGATTTAAACAAGGTAACTTTTTAGTATGTTTAGGTCACGCTAATGTAGGTAAGACTACTGTGATCTTATATTTAATGCTTTTGTATTCTATAAAACATAAAGTTAGATGGCTTGTATTTTCTAGTGAGAATGAAGCACATAGTATTATTAGAAAGCTAATAGAATTTCTGGCAGCAAAACCTATAAACAAAATACCTGAAGAAGAATTTGAAAAACACAAAAAATTTATATTTAATACTTTTAAGATTGTTGATGCTAATGAGCTTCATACATACAAGACTTTATTAGAATTAGCTACAAACATTAAGAAGGCTTGGAACTATCACGGATTCCTTATTGACCCTTATAACTCTTTAATGAAAGATAGAGAAATGTTAAAAGGCATTAACTCTCACGATTATGACTATGAAGCAACTTCTGAAATAAGATTATTCTGCAAGACTTTTAATGTAGCAGTCTGGTTAAATACTCACGCAGCTACAGATTCTCTAAGAAAGAAACACGGTAATTCAGATGAGTATGCAGGACATCCTATTCCTCCTATGGCTAGTGATGTAGAAGGTGGGGGGAAGTTCGTCAACCGTAGTGATGAATTCTTAGTAATACATAGATACACTCAACACCCTACAGATTGGATGTATAACCACATTCACGTCAGAAAGGTCAAAGATATTGACACAGGAGGAAGACCAACTCCATTAGATGAACCTATAAGATTAAAGTCAATACTTAACAATGTAGGTTTTCAATTAAATGGCAATCACATAATAACACCAACTTTAACAGAACAAATAAACTTACCATTTTGAAAACTCCTGTAGAATTAGCATATGATAAACATAACCAATGGGTAGATATAGTACAAACCTTTGGAGGATTGAATAGAGAAGAATGTGAGGATGTAGTTCAAACAATGTATATTCTGCTAATAAAGAACACTAAAAAGGGTATAGATTATTTATACAAAGATGAGATAAACTATTATTATGTTTTTAAATTGTTAAGGGGATTGTATGTAGATTTGATTAGAAAGAAAAGTAAGGTTAAATTAATCAGCTTAGAAAACATAGAACCTGTTACAGAAATAGATCATAACAATTATGATGAGATTTATAACAAGCTCCAGGAGATTCTAAAAGATATGTACTGGTATGATAAAAAAGTATATGAAATAATAGAAGATGGTACTAACATAAGTGAGCTATCAAGAAAAAGTAAAATAAGTTATTACAGCTTATATAATACTTATAAGAAAGTAAAACAGAAACTAAAAGATAATTTATGAAACTAGGAAATTTAGTAGAACTTATAACTACATACACAGGAATAAAATACTTAGTAGATACTTACCATAGTATAAGAGGAACTAAGTGCAACTGTGATAAAAGAAAAGATGCTTTAAATCAATTTAAAATAGATAGAAATGGTATTACAAAAGTTTAGTCAGGAGGATTACGATAAATGGACAGAGTTTAAAGCTGCCAATGGTAAGAGCATTAATAGGAAAGAACAGGAACTAATTGCTAAATTACATTCCATCTATCATAAGCATAGCTACTATCTTCCTTGCACCTGTACTCCAAAAACATATATAGCGTGGATAAAACAACTAAATGACATTTACGCTAATGGGACTCAATAAGATACACATATATGAACAGGCAGTTGTCAAAATGTTAAATATGGATAACTGGAAATTAAAATGGGCAGGTGATAGTTATAAGCATTATGATGCTATAGGTAAAACTCCTAAAGGTCACGACTGTGTTATTGAAATGAAGTTTAGGAATAAATACTATAAAGAAAAGATGTTAGAGGTTTACAAGTATGATAAACTTATAAGTATGGATTCCGAAATAGTAAAACTTTATTTTGTTTCAGACCCTAAAGGAAATTATTTATACTGGTTAAACTATTTAGATATGCCAGAACCTGTAGAGATGTATTGTCCTGACACTACTATGTGGACTAAGAAACGATTACTAAAACCAGTATATCTTCTTACAGAAAAACAAGCAAGTATAGTAAATACAGAATCAGATAATTAAATTTTGTTAATAACTCTAGTTTAGTTATATTAGCAAAAAAACAATTAAGATGAATACAAAAAACAAATTAATATGCCCACATTGTGAAAAAAATATTAAACCATTTCACATAGATGATTATAATCAAAGAATGACAGCTATAAAATATAGTTGGTGGAAAAATCAGATATTTAAAATACATCGTGAATCTAAAAATATATGGTATGTATCAAGAAGGGTAATCGCTTTGAGATACGATTTATCAATTAATACCATTAGAAAATATGATAAATTAGGAATACCTAATATGGGTCTTGGTTATACTAAAATATATAACATTGAAGAATGTGATAAATGGATGAAAGAGAATAAAATGCAATATTTTAGAATAAAAGATAAAACTAATTTAGAGCTAATATCAGAATATTAAGATTATGAAAAAGAGACAATATAGAAGTAATCAAGGTAGAAGTCCTGAAAAAGAAGAACAGATATTCAATGTTCTAAAAGTAGGATTCATAGCATTAATCGTAGCTATTATTAGTTGCATAATACTTTACTAATGACATTATTTCAGAACCAAGTGTATGAAGCTAACTTTAATTATATAGGTCAAGCTCTTATAAAAGCATACGATACTAAAAAAGAAAATAAACAATCTACTACAGAATTAGGTAATCTGATTAAATGTGTAAATGAAATGCATATGTATGTATCAAGTCTTAGAAACGAGTTACAAGTATTAGACTTCAAAATAAAGATAGCAGAGTCAGATAAACTAAGAGCTATAGAAAGAGCAAGAAAAACAGAAAAACTATTAAAATGATAAAACTATTAGACGGTAAAAACTATAATCATAAAGAACTATTATCTAAGATGGATGATGATTCTTTCTACTATGGAGAGCTAAACAGATTAGCATTAAGCAGCTCCTCTTTAAAACTATTATTATCAAGTCCTAAGACTTATAAACACGTTACTAAGTATGGTAATCCTGAAACACAACCGTTAAGAGATGGGTGGTTATTTCATACAGCTATATTAGAACCACACGTTTTCAATGCACAAATATTTGTAGATGTAGCAAGTAAGAATACTAAAGCATATAAACTTGCTAAAGAAGAACACGGTAAAGTATTTACAATGTCAGAAAAGAATAAAGCTGAGAAGTTAGCAGATGCATTCTTTAGGAATGAACACGCACTAAAACTTATAACAGACTGTGATTTTGAAATTCCTGCTATAGGAAATGTATGTGGTTTTCCATTTAGAGGTAAAGCTGATGTTCTTGGAAAAGATAGAATAGTAGATTTAAAAACTACAACAGACATAAAAGGTTTTCCTTATGCTGCTAAGAAGTATGGATATGATGTACAATGTTTTTTATACTGTAATCTATTTAATGTGGGATATGAACAATTCAAATTTCTAGTAATGGATAAAGGAAGTTTAGATATAGGTGTATGGGATTGTTCTGAAGAATTTTACTTAGAAGGCAAAAGAAAAGTAGAGAAGGCAGTAGATATATTTGAAACCTTCTTTATCAATGGAGCTTCTTTAGATGATTATGTCTTGACAGGTGAATTATGAAAGAACTAATTAGTGACATAGATATTGTCATAAATGCTATAGATATGGGAGATACTGAAGATGCCATAAATATGCTCCAGGAGATACAAAGAGAATTAAAAATTAAATTATTACTATTATGAAAAAAAGAGCATTAGATGTAGCAAGACAAGTAAGTAACCTTGCAGAGTTAAATCCATTTGACAATACAAGACAAAGAGAATATGTAGAAGCAAGAGCTTTGATCTGCTTAATACTAAATAAATATATTGGAATAGGATTAACAAGAATAGCAAACTTCTTCAAGGATAATGGAAAGAAAATGCATCACGCTAATGTATTGCACTTAGTTAGAAGTTTTGATACTTACAAGTTCTACAATAAGAACCTAGACAAGTGGTTAGATATTATTGTAAATGAAATTGATGATGTGGGAAATGAAAACAAAAGAATATTAATTAAACATCGTATTAAGTATCTTACTAATAACGACATAGATGAATTAGCTCTCTATACAGAGGATATGTATAATAAAGTTTTACAAAAAGAAGAAAGTCACTAAAATTTAATTTATTTTTCGATATATAGATATACAAAAGATTAATTAATTAATTTATATTAATTCTATGGATGGTAGAAAAAACAATGGTGGACATTCAACAAAAGGTAGAGCAGGTAGAAAACCTAAGCAAGAGGAAGTACAATTAATAGAGAAACTTACTCCCTTAGAACCTTTAGCATTTGAAGCACTCAAAGATGGGTTAGAGAAAAAAGACTTTAAGTTTGTTCAGCTTTACTATAATTACTTTGCAGGTAAACCAAAAGAAACAAGGGATATAACTATAAACGAAGATGTACCTTTATTCATTGATTAAATGTTTTCAAAAACAGAAGCAGTAAATAAACTTAGAGAATTAGGTAGTAGAATAAGAATAGTAAGAGGAGGTTCTTCTGCAGGTAAGACTGT